GAGAAGAACTGAGATTCACGCTTCTTGAGCCGTTCATTCAATTCCTGACGTGCAAAATCTTTCGCTTTTTCTCCGAACACGCCGTTTACTGCGCGCTCGAATAGTTCTTTGTCTGAAGGCATTCGCTTTTTACGAGAGCGATACCCGTCCTTGAGAGTTTCGACCTCTTCAAGAACCGATTCACGATTCGCCTTCTGTTCAGTGGTGGTATTAGAGTTGGTACCGAACACTTCTTCCCACTCTGGGTCGAGTTCGGAAAAGCTGTTCGTGGCCTTGACCTTCTCAGCAACCTTGTTCATTGACTCAATCGTAGAACTGAGACTGTCAATCTTGGCTTTCATAGCCTTAACAGCTCTTGCTGAGTCAGAATCCACTGCTTCATCAGGATCTATATCGTCAATCCAACTTACGTCGTTGCTTGACTGATCTTCATCAGCCGCATCGCCAGAACTGGCGGTATCTTCCGTAACTTCAGACTTGAGTTCACGCGCCTTGCTCTCTAACAGGTCAAGAACGAACTCCATTTGTTCTTTAGAGCCCATGTTCGAGAGATCGTGGTCCGTCAATCCTGCTTCCTGTGCACGTTGACGGATTTCATCTGGCAAATCTTCCTCTGGCTCGTCCTGTCCAGATTCAAACTCGTCAGGCATTTGCGCTGGAACTTCCATAAGCTCAGGATCGTCAAAATCCCAAGGGTCTTTCGCTTCGATTTCCTTCTTCTCTTCTTCAGCCATCGCCATATCCTCCATTGCGGTCGTGGAATCCTCTAGCTTTCATGTACCTGGCCCTGTGGCCTCTGCTTTCAAAGATTGCTTGTCCGGTTTTGGAGTCAAAGTTCGTCGGTACGCCCATTGATGCCGCTGCCTTGCTAGCTTCTACGCAGTCTTTGGGATGTACGCCACATGCGTCGCTCTTCATCGGCCAATTACCAGAAAAAGAAGAGCCAACGCCCTGCTCCATTGCAAGATCTCGCTCCCAAACCGCCCCATTGCCGTCCGTAAACGTAAAACCTTGCGTTTTGGACTCCATTTCGGCGATGGTCCAGATGAACTCAGCACGCTCACCCGTTTCTGTATTTAGAAAACAATACGTCGGCATCAGCTCATTCCTTCGGCCATCTGTCCGGCCTGTGCAGGCTGGCCTCCGCCAGCAAGAAGCTGCATCATAGCCTCATCTCGGCCTTCTCTGGTTGAACCAGGGATGTTCTCCCTAACTGTTCGGCGCGTAGTCACAGGCGATTGCGTAGGCCTTTCCTGTCCGCCGCCTGCAACTTGCTGCATCTGCATCATTTGCGCCATGTCTTGCTCGTTGAAGCCACTGACAATGTCCATCAACTCGTCGGTGTTGCTGTACTTCGCCATGAGTTCCAGGAACTTGTTCATATCCGGCTTGATGCCCTGCTGCTGCAGGATCGGCGCGAGCGGAATAATAAACCCCTGCATGAGTTCGCCCAGCGTCTTTGCTCGCTCTGACGGGCTTCTATCGACCATGGAGTAAGGCGCGATGTCGATTTCGTACTCGATGATCTCGCCTTCTCGGATTTCTGGTGAAAATTCAACGGAAGCCTCAAAATTTGTGTCAGGAATCTTATACGAGACCGTAGGGGACGCCACGGGATCGTACCAGAGATACTTTGCCAGCGTGTTGACGACGTGTTTGACAGCCTTCGTAGCAGATTCCTGCATGTCGGCGATCCGTGCGGATGCAGACTTTGCGATCAACTGCTCCTGGCCGACCGTCTCACTCAGTTTCCCAAGGCCACCTAGTGCGTCCAGGTTGCCACCCATGTAGACAAACAAGTCCTTAAGCTGCACCAGGAATGCCAATGTCGGTTGATCGACGCCACCGAAGCGAGCTTCACGCGTGCCTTCTGGCCTGTCGGTGCGAATCACGTCTCCGTCGCTAGATTCGACAAGTCGTCGGCCATCGTCCTCCTGGCCCGCCTGCACAAGAGTCACCGTTTTCTGCCTATCGGACTGTCGGCCTAATTTGCGGAAAACGCGGTTAGCCATCTCGTGCAAATCAATCAGCAAAGAGACAGGTGGGAGTGGCATCAAGTTGCCTGGGACGTGCCCAAAACCAAGAGTGTAGTAGGGCCCTTCCTCCGGTCCTTCCCACTCAACCACACGCAGTGGTTCTTTCTGCGACACTCCACCCCTGTCGTCTGCTTGCATCGTGACGACTACGTTTTCGATGGGCAGCCAAATGTCCCACAGCTCGACAATGGGTGAGTAATACTGGTCACCAAAGTAACCGTCACTCGTACCGATCCTCTGAACCCTGTCCTCGCCAAACTCGTTGTTCTGGCGGAACTCGTTGGGCTTGATGTCGTCAGTTCTTGGGCCGAACATCTTAGACTGCTGGATAGCCTCGTACGGCAGACAATATCTGTTGCCGCAGAACTGGATCTGATCCATCCTCTTTGCAGACATGTCGAACACAAAGTCATCGAAATCGACATTGTCTACGAATGGCTGACCTGGGTCGTGCTCGTAACCGTGCATGTCAATGCCTGTTGCAGTGATGCCGGTCTTGACGATACCGATGCCGAACATCGCATCTAACACCCACCGCTGCACTGTAGACTCGAAGTCGATGTCCTTCAGTAGTGCATTCAGCGCGAACTCGAATTGCGGCGCCACAGTGTCGTATTGCTTGTTCTTAGACCTGACAAGCACTTGAGGCCTACGAGCAGCAATCTGCCTACGGTAAATAGATACTGCCATCTCGAGCAGATTGATTGGTACTCGTTCCTGAGACCCGGTATCTGTGTAATGTGCTCCAACGAACTGCCGGATAGCGTGCAGTCGCTTTTCTCGATAAGGGAGTAGCTGACGCCTGGAGTATTCCAGTGCGTTTTGCAGCCTAGTTGTTTTGTCTTTGTCATAGTGGTAAGACATGCTCTACCATTCCAATGCCTTGCGCTTTTTCATCTCGATCTGCTCTCTCCGCCAGAGAAGAGATCCTTCCGGGATGCCAATAGCGGGGGCTCTCACCGGGGATGGTCTTTGCATACCTCGCCACAGCAGTGCATCTGCCGTGGGTCGGTCTCCATGGTTTTCTCTTGCGCCAGAGGGGTCAACGGTTCGCAGTGACCTGGAATGCGTAATCCACCCCGTAGACGCGAAGATAATCTCCTTGCACTCTCTCAACGCATCAATGCTTCTGTTGATGAAGTGATTCGTTGACAGGGCTGTCCTGTAATCGCTGTACAAAGCACGTTTCTCATCTTTGGTCGGCCACCATCCAGGTATCTTGCTGCGCTTGCCGCTAGCTTCTTTCTTGTACCAGATGTTTTTGTATTTCAGTTCCAAGATGCGGTCGCCGTAATTTCGCCCTGGGCCAGGCGCCTCCCATATGAGCAACGCCTCTTCTTCTGACCCGCAAAACCAACGCCCGAGAGCAACTGCATACGTAGCCAGTTGGTCAGGCCTTAAATTTGGCGACACAAGCTCGCCTACCTTTTCGCCAGTCTTGCAATCCCCGACTGACAGGACACTGTTGCTGCTGCCTGTACCGGCTGCTATGTCAGCTCCTATGACGTACTTTCGGTCGGTAGGCAAGTTACCTTGAGCGTCTGGGTTGACCCACAGCCGTAGAACGCCCTTGGGAACGGCGTTGAACTTCTCTATTTCGCCTGTGACCGGGTTGTGAAGCAACTCGCCAATGGCTAACGGTGGTGAGGCCGTCTCTTGCATTAGACGGTCTAGGATTCTCACATCGAAGAATTGGTAGTCTGATCCCGAGAAGTCGATGTCGAGTTCTTGGGCGATCTCCTGTGGGTTTGCGCAACGCTTGCATTCTTCGTCGTACCAGGGACTTCTAGTTTTGCCTTGCTTGTCTTGGTAGCTGTCAGCCGACTTGATCGGGTGCTGCGTCCAGTGGAGCGTGATCGTCTGGATATTGTTGCTCGTCGCGAGGTCGAAGAACGCGTTGTTGGTGCCGCTCGGCGTTGAGTTGAAGACCCTGCATTTTGTCGCGTCTCGCGTTGACGCCAATGCTCTATACCCTGCATCAATATCGAAAGCAGCAAATTCATCAAGACCAATAGCAGTACGGCGGTCACCGCGAGCAACATCGCCAGTTGTAGATTCGCCATCGATAGTAGATCCATTGTCTTCATTGGTGAGCCTGAGCTTGGTCCTGGTTATACGAGGTTTGAGCCAGCCTGGTAGGTATTTGTGTATGAAGTCAATCTTCCAGAACAAGCTCTTCGGGTTGCCGGGTTTATCGACATAATCCTCGTTACGGCTCACAAGAAGAAACGATTGGCTGTTGCGAAAATGCCACCGCCACTCGAAGACAGTGAGCAGCATCCAGGATGCGCCCATGTCACGGCTCTTCTTTATCACAATGTCTCTCTGGCCTATTGCGTCTTCCATCTCCAGCAGAGACTGGTCCTGGAAGTCGTAGGTGATAAACGGCAGTGTGCCGTCGCCTACACGGGGGTCGTAGGTCCAGCAGAAGGTATTGACGTAGAACAGCAGGTCTCTGCTGCACATGATGTACAGCTCTTCTGCAGCCTTCTTGTCTGTGCTGCCCAACTGGATCATCTCGCGCCTGTATCTCAGGTTCGCTTCGTGGTCCTTCGGCACGAGACTGTAGAAGTCATTGCTCAAGCTCTGCGCCCTCGTTTTTCCGGTAACAGATGTTGGCGTGCCACATTGTGCTGTGTGGCAGGCCGACCAGCTTGGCGATCTCCAGCACACTCCACTCAGGCCTGAGAAGCTCGTAACAGATGGCGCTGACACGCTGCCTGACGATCATCGCCTGCTTGGACCTGGACTTCTTGAAACCCCACTCGTCCAGTTCAAACTCGTGGCACAGCTCCGCAACAATGCGACGGATCAGGTCTGCCTTCTTCTCCCTGCCCCACCCCTCCGAGCATGGCCGATCCGCTGGGTACGACAAGTGTCCGATATTATTGACTTCCATCATCTTCAGCCTCATTCAGTAGCTTGATTCTATCGATCAGAGAAAGAACTCTTCTCCCATCATCTTCCATTCTGTTGTCTGCGTCTAGTTGCTGCCTTGTCGGGAGCAGCTTGGTGTAGATTTGACCCCAGAACTGGCTCTCCGCTTGTGGGCTGCTCTTGACCCAGCACAACATAGACCACGCCTCACTGCTTGGTGCATCGCTGGCCTGGGCGTCGCTGACCCTGATGTTCGCAGCTACCCACTCCACCGTACGTGGTGTGCTACAAGACTTCTCAGCGAAGACATCGCTAGAGGCGTCAAGAGAGTTCGACTGTCGCGTCGGACGCGACTTGCTAACGACCTTCTTGACCTGGCGAGGAGGATCATCAGATGGTGGTGGTGCGTCGCCT